GCTAGAACAAATTTAATAAACACACATGGTTGGACTATAACTGACGGAGGCGCAGTTTAAATTTAATGATATGAAATGTATAACTAATCCATCTGTACCTACTTGGTTAATAATAACTAACGATCAAGGTTTAATTACTACAGCTCTTGTAGAACCTAATGAAGAAACTTGTACTAAAGATACTAACACTATAGAAAAATATACTGATGAACAAGAGTATAGACAAAAGTGTGATGAGCTTGGTATTGAAGCTATACAGTTAAATCCTCCACAATTTCAAACTCCTAATCCTGGGTATTAATCATGTTTATAAGTTGTAGTTATGTGGTGCCTGTTAGGCAGAATTTACCTGGTCAAAGCGGAGGTGGAAGCGGTGGTGATACTACATCATTTATAATGGAAATTGATACTAATATATCAGGACATACCCCTAACAATCAATTTAGATTATATTCTAGTGGTAATACTGGTAGGCCTTACACTGTTGATTGGGGCGATGGAAGCAGCGATGTAGATACTAATAGTAACGATATAACACATACTTATGCTTCTCCTGGCGTATATGATATATCTATTACTTATCCATACAATAGAATTTGGGTAGCTGCTACAAATGACAAAAATAAAATTACAAAAATAAAACAATGGGGTAATTTACCTTGGGTTAATATGGCATCTAGCTTTAGTAGATCTGGTAATATGAACATTACAGCAATAGATGTTGGAGACTTTAGTAATGTTACAAGTTGGAATCAAGCTTTTAGAAACACTCCTTCATTAACTAGTTTAGGTAACTATAGTAATTGGGTTACTTCAAATTGTACTAATATGTCTTTAATGTTATATGCAACAGGCTTATCAGGTACTCTTGATTTTACAGGCTGGGATACTAGCAATGTTACTAATATAAGTTATCTTATTAGCACTAATCCAGGTCTAACTAGTATTGATACTACAGGATGGGATGTGTCTAAAGTAACTACATTTTTTAATTTTGCTTCTGCTTGTGCAAATTTAGATACAATTATTGGTCACGAAAATTGGGATACTAGTTCAGCTACTAATTTTGCAAATTTTCTTTATAATACAAAACCAACACAATTTGATCCAAGTAGTTGGGACGTAAGCAAAGTTACTAATTTTAGTCAAGCTTTTAGAAGTGCGTTAAATAATGTTGGAAGTATAGATTTAAGTAATTGGACTATTAATACAAACAGCAATGTTAATATGTCTTTAATGATGAGTTTTAATAACCAACTAACAAGCGTGGGTGATATAAGCAGCTGGGATGTAAGTCGAGTAACTAATTTATCATATCTTGGTGCAAATTGTAGTGTATTACAATTACCAAACTTATCAAGCTGGGATACAGGAAATGTAACTACTCTTAGAAATGCTTTTTCGGGTATGGGAACAAACGCAAGCGTAAGTGGTATTGAAAATTGGGACACGTCAAGTTTAGTTGGAAGTGGCGCAATGCAATGTTTTTACTTATGTAGAGCTCTCAACACAACAGCTATAAATTGGGATTTAAGAAATTGCAATAACATTTATCAGCTGTTTAGACAAGCTGATTTTCAAAACGGATCTTTTACGATGAACATACAAACTAGTTCCACATTAACAAATGCATCACAACTATTTTATGCAGCATCATCATTTAATAGTATAACTATTGGCAATAATGTTGACTTTAGTAATGTTACTAATTTTAGTTATGCGTTTGGACAAATGGGTAGTTTAAGCTTAACACTACCAGCTAATTTTAGTTTTGCAAGCGGTACTAACTTTACCCAATTTTTAACTGGAACTACTTTATCTTCTAGTGATTATAATACTTTATTAATATATATTGAAGCTAGTAATCAGAATAACAATATAAATTTTGATGCCCAATTTTGTGTAGCTACAGGTGCTGGTCTTACAGCTAGAAACGCTTTAATAAACGATCACGGTTGGACAATAAATGATAATTCATAATTATGTTAGAAATTTTAAAAGATGATGCTGAAAGATGGTTTATAGCAAGACAAACTACTATAGGTGCTTTATTTGGAATTACACCTAATATAAGTAGAGTTAAATGTTTTGGTAATGTACCTGATGGAAGTAGACTTAGCACAGGTCAACCTGTATTAGAAAAGTTTATAACAGAAGAAGAATTACAGATTAGAATAAACCAAATGGCAGGTGATCCTAACTATTATAAAAATGCAGTTACTACAGGTAACCCGATTTACAATGGCGTGTCAGGCATATATGGACCTTATTATCCACCAGCGCCAGATCCACCTGAGCTTGATGTAGAACAACCTTAGTATACTAAAAAGTAAAATACAAATATAAGTTATGTTTATAGGAGTAGTAAATATTGTACCTGAACGAATGGTTCCACCTGGTGATTCATTAAGGCCTACGCCAGGAGGTCAATTTGATATTATAACAGAAATAGGAATTTTAATAAAAGCTGAAAACAATGATCAGCTAGTAACAGAAAACGCACCATAATATGGCAACTAAATTTTCAGACTTTACAGCACAAGCCGCTACAGGAACAACATTTGTAGTAGGATATGATGGCACTACTAACACTAGGTATACTCAAGATCAGTTAACTAATTTTGTTTTAAACGGTGATTTAACTGCTAATGCTAATGTTGGTTTAGCTACATATAATTTAGGTTTTACTAATGGTAAAGTTGGTGTTGGATTAGCATCTCCACTTTACACTTTTGAAACAAGAGCAACTGTAGCTAATAACTGGGTGGCTAGGATAATGAACGAAAGTAGTACAGGTCATGGACTTATCTTAAAAGTAGATTCAAATTCTAGTGGTAAAGTAACGTTTGCTACTCAAAACAGTATTGGCTATACAATGACCGTCCATAACAATGGTAATGTTGCTATTGGAAAAAACAATTTAACTGGGCCTTCTGCAAGACTCCATGTTAAAGGAGCGGGAACTACAAGCGCTACTACAGCATTTTTAGTTGAAAGATCAAATGGTAATGATATTTTTAGAATAAGTGATGATAGATCTATTGCTCTTTTAGGTGCATCTACTTTTTATAATGGAGCTACTATAGATAATGCTGGTGTAAGTGATGCAAGTGCTATACTTACTGTTAATTCTACAACTAAAGGACTACTACCGCCTCGAATGACTAATACACAAAGAGACGCTATTGGCTCACCAGCTACTGGACTTACTTTATATAGTACTACAGATAATAAACTACAGTTCTATAACGGATCTGCTTGGCAAGATGCGGCAGGTGGTGATAACATTTATACAGCTGACGGAACAATAAACGAAGATAGAACTATAACAGTTGGTTATCCAACCTCTGATCCAAAAAATACTTATGTTACTACTTTTGAAAGTAATAAAACTGTTGGTACTAGCAATAGTCAAAAGAATATATCAGGAACTCAAATAGCAATTAAAGAAACAGTAAATTTATTACCTTCTTCTTATTATCAAACTAGAGGAGCTGTATTAAAATTACAACATACAAAAACTGGTGGAAGCGTAAATACAGAAGGTTATGTTCAGGCTTTTAGCATAAACAGTGGTAGTTCCGATTATACTAATAGAGATCAAATGGGCTTCAGAACTAACAAAGCGTTTGTGCTTAAAGCTACTGATTATAGTTGGCCTTTATATTTTGCAGTACAAGGTGGTCCAAGTAATAATTATCACACTCTTAAATATTCAAACGGTTCAAACGGAGGATTATTTCAACTAAGCGCTGGTAATGCTAGAACAACTAGATTTACCATATCTGACGCAGGTACTCATTATAGATATATAGAAGCTTTAAATACGGGTAAATTTGAACTTGGTAGAAAAACTGGTTCAAGTGCTTCTGATGAAGCATTTATAACTATGAATGGTATTGGTTCATGGAACGGTGATATAGGAGTAGGTATAAATCAAGGAACACCAACAGCTACGTTACACGTAACTGGTTCAGGTGCTACAAGTTCTACTACATCTTTCTTAGTTGAAAATAGCAATGGTGATGATATTTTAAATATAAAAGATGACGGTGCTTTTGCTTTAGGTAGAGGAGCTACTCCAAGTATATCTCAAAGTGTAGTTATAGGAGATACTGCAACTGCTAATCAAAGAGGTATTTCAATAGGTTATTCAACCACTTCAGGAGATTCAGGCGTAACTATAGGTTGGGATGCTGGAGTAAGTTTTGCTACAGGTAGAAATATTAATATAGGTTATACTGCTAGAGCAAGTGGTTTATCAAGTATATTGCTAACTGCAGCTAACGGTAATGGACCAGTTAATAATACAGAAAATTATAATTTTTCTGTTTACATGACATCTCAATCAACACCTGATTTTAGAGTTATAGGCAATGAAGGTATGATACCACCTAGCATTACTACAACTGTTAGAGATGCCATATCTAGTCCTGTTTCAGGAAGTACTATATACAATACTACAGACAACAAATTACAATTTTATAATGGTTCAAGTTGGACAGACGCTGAAGGAGGCGGTGATAATATATATACTGCTGATGGTACTTTATCAGGTAATAGAACAGTAACAGTTCCAAATGGTGGCGCTTTAAATTTTGCTGCTTCATCAGGTAGTTTTACTTATTCTATAGGATCTGTTTATATAACAAGTACTGGACTTGTTAGATTACCAACTAACTCAGGTAGTTTTACAATAAACAGTTATAATACAACATTAAGACAAAATTATCTTCAACTTTATGGTGGCGCTGGAGCTAAACTTAATGGTACAGTTAATGGATTTTTAACAGTGTCTAATACAACTGGAACTAGTTTTAGTATAAACGCTAGATTAGGTGTTATAGGTAAGTCTACTACGTCAACTACTGATTATGCTTTTAGAGTGCAACAATCTGACAATACAGATTTATTTACACTAAGAGATGATGGTGCTATAACAATAGGTAGAGGAGCTACTTTATTTGATGAAGATGGCAATGGAGTACAAGATGTAGTTATAGGATATGGAGCTAGTACAGATTATGCTAGTACTTATTTTTCAAATCAAAGACGTGTAGCTATAGGATATAACGCAGATGTTAATGCTGGAGGAGGAATAGCTATAGGACATAGCGCTACTATAGGTAATACAGAAGGTGTAGCTATTGGTTATTCGGCTCAAACAACAGCTTATAGAGCTACTGCAGTAGGTTATGATGCTTCAGCAGGTAGTTACGGAATAGCTGTAGGAGCTTATTCTTCTACAACTGGACCTAACAGCGTTGCTATAGGTGGAACACAAAATGCTACCACTGGCTATGGAGTACATGTTGGAATAGGTGGCTCTGCTGGTATTTCTAGCGTTTCTGTAGGAGCTAATAGTGTATCTGGTACAAACGCAACTTCTATAGGTAAAAGTGCTAGTTCTACTGGTGTAGGCGCTTTTACCGCAGGGGCTAGCATGGTTAACTCAGGCGCTTATTCATTTGCTTTTGGAGGTTTTGCTTATGGGGCAGCTGGAGCTACAAATACAGATTCAAACTCTGTTAAGTTTTACATGAATACTACTACACCTCAGTTAAACTTTCATTTAAATAATGACTCGTGGTGGAATAGTACTGGTAACTTTGGTTTTGGTATAACTAACCCAACTGACAGAATACAAGTACCAACATCAATTGGAATTATAGGAGACAGTACTAATGCTGGTAAATTAAAATTATATTGTGAAGCTGGAACGGCTCATCATGTTGCTATTGAAGGACCTGCTCATTCAGGTGGCTCAACTTATACTATAAAACTACCTGCTTCAGCGCCTTCAGCTGGGCAAGTATTAGTATCAGACGCTAATGGAAATTTAAGTTGGAAAAGCCCACATCAATTAGATTTTTCAGGTTTACCTACTAGCGACCCAGGTGTAGAAGGAAGACTTTATAACGATGAAGGAACATTAAAAGTATCAATACCATAAAATAAAACAAAACAAAATGGCATTAAAAATAAAAGCAAGCGGAGACGCTAAATTAGTAGTAAGTGGAACTGCTACAGAATTAACAGAAATATATTCTAGAATAGAATTTGGATTACCTAAAAATGGTGGATCTATGAATGCTGGTTTATATAACTATGCTTCACAAGCGCTATATGAATCATCGCCTAACTCAATATTAAAACTAGATAACTTTAATACTAACTTTAATATAGATGTTGTAGCACCTGCTGAGCAATCATTACAAGTTGGTCATGAAGGAGTTAAATCAGAGTTAGAAGCTTTAGGATATACTGTTACTATAGTAGATTTATCTTAATATAGGTGATTATACTATTACAAGTAAATAAATAATTAAATATAATTAAATGGAAAATAAAATAACTGAAGAAGAATTAAAAATAATTCAAGAACAACAAGCTAATATGACTGAGCTAGTTAATGGTATTGGTTTATTAGAAGCTCAAAAACACGGACTGTTACATGAGGTAGCTGAAGTAAATAAAAAAATTGAAGATAATAAAAAGGTTCTTGAAGAAAAATATGGTAAAGTCACTATTAATTTAGAAGACGGATCATACAAAGAAATAGAAGAAGAAGAAACTTCTGAAAATGTCTAATGTTATAAGAAAAATTAGCATTGGTTCTGATTACAAAAATGATGCTATGCATTATTCTGTTGGTCAAGAAGTTTATGGTGGGCATAATATTTGCGATATATTATTTAGTGATGAAGATCATTCATATAATATTTATATAACTAAAAACAAGGAGGTATTACCTTGGAAAAAGTTTAATCGCAATATGGCAGTTTCTGTAGAGTATGATTTAAATTACTAATGAAAAGTTTATATAGATTTATTGTAAAGCCTTTAAAAAGTAGATATGACAATATACGACAAGTTAATGATAAGCAACTTATTATTAATACTAGTATTGAAGATCATAGGTTTGTTAGTAAAAAAGCTGTAGTTGTTTCTACGCCTGCAGCTTTTAAAACTAATATAAGTAAAGGAGACGAGGTTTATGTACATCATAATGTGTTTAGAAGATATTATGATATGAAAGGTGTTGAAAAAAACTCATCAACATTTTTTAAAGATGATATGTATTTTGTTTCACCAGAGCAAATATATATGCATAATTTAAAGCCACATTTAGATTATTGTTTTGTCAAACCTTTACATGAAACAAACGATCTAATAAACAGAAAAGAAAAAGAGCATTTTGGTATATTAAAATACTCTAATAAGTCGTTAGAACGCGTAGGATTAAATCCTGGAGCGCTTGTGGTATTTACACCATACTCAGAGTTTGAGTTTATTGTAGAAGGCGAGCGGCTTTATTGTATGAAATCAAATGATATAGTATTAACTCATGAGTACGAAGGAAACGAGAAAGAATATAATCCAAGCTGGGCGTAAGGCAGTTGATGAATTAATTAAAGTAGCTGAAGAAAAAATAATAACAGATACTTCAGACGACTTAGCAGCTGATCGTTTAAAAAATGCAGCAGCTACTAAAAAGCTTTGTATTATGGATGCGTTTGAGATATTACAGCGTATTGAAGAAGAACAGAATATTTTAGACGGTAAAGATAATACTAAACAAACTAAAACATTTAAAGGGTTTGCAGAAGGGAGAAGCAAGTGAGTTATAAGCAAACTTTATGGAAAGAAATTAAAGACGTTGTTAATCCTAAGATATTAGCTAAAAACAACAGATATAAAAAGTGGAAGTACGGATATAATGAAGATTACGATTTTATAGTAATAAGTAAAACAGGGCAAATTGGACAGATCATTGAAATTCAAAACTTACGCATTGCTTTACCAAAAGCAAATGAACCGTATAAACGAAGCAAAGATAAAACGCAACAATATTGGCAGCAGTTTGAATATCCAAAAGAACTGCAAAGAATAAAAACAAGATTTGACTGGGAAGAACTTCCTTTAGATTTTAAAGAAAAATGGTATGATTACATTGATCAAGAATTTAAACGTAGAGAAGAAGGTTTTCATTTCTACAATAATGGCAGTGTTGTATATATTACTGGTACTCATTACATGTACTTGCAGTGGTCCAAAATCGACGTTGGAGCCCCTGAGTTTAGAGAAGCAAATAGATTATTCTTTATATTCTGGGAAGCATGCAAAGCAGACGACAGATGTTACGGAATGTGTTACCTTAAAAACAGACGAAGCGGATTCAGTTTCATGTCGAGCGCTGAACTTGTTAATCAAGCAACAATATCAAGTGATTCAAGATTCGGTATACTTTCAAAGTCCGGAGCAGACGCAAAGAAAATGTTTACCGATAAAGTCGTTCCAATATCTGTTAACTATCCGTTTTTCTTTAAGCCCATACAAGATGGTATGGACAGACCAAAAACAGAACTGGCTTACAGGGTACCAGCCGCAAAGCTTACTAGAAGAAAACTACAAGAGAATATAAAAGAGTTAGAGCTACAAGGCCTTGATACTACTATTGATTGGAAAAATACAGGTGATAACTCTTACGACGGTGAAAAGCTAAAGTTATTAGCACATGATGAAAGCGGCAAATGGGAACGACCTGATAACATATTAAATAACTGGCGAGTTACTAAAACTACATTAAGGCTAGGATCAAAGATTGTAGG